ATAGGTCGGTACTGCATAGACAATGTGTGAGCCGTTGAGGCCATGTCCTAGACCTGAGAGCGTGATCGTTTGACCGATCGCGATGTCAGTGTTCTCAAGAGTCTGAACGACGGCAACATCTGACAGACGCTGGTGATGCGTGACTGTAAATGTTGCCATCGTTCGTTCCCTCTACTCGTCTAGTCGGTTCAGGCTCGCTTGACGAACTTCGTCGCGTCAATCATGACAGACGAGAAGTAGCCACGGAACTTGATGACACGACCGAGCGCACCGTCTGCAAGTTCAACACTGACAGCTCCGCGCTGTTGTTCCCAGCATTCGAAGCCAGTGCTGTCACCGACATACACCTGATTGCTCAAGTTGCGGTCGACCACAAGGTTCAAGCCGAAAGCGTTGCCGTTGAAATTGCTCGCTGCAGTTGTACCAAACGCGTTCTGTGGCCCAACATTCGGGAACAACGGACGACCAGAGTCGTCAGTCAAAGAACCCAAGCCTGCGTAATAATTTGGTGACATGACGAGCACATTCGGCAGGTTGCCGTTCGAGTTAGTCAAGATCTGCTCAGCGCTGTTGTAGATGAACTTGACCCAATCTTCGGGCTTAGTGTCGTCTGTCAAAGTTTCGGTCTGGCTGACTCCAGCTTGGAAAGTCGTACAAGCTGCGATGTCGGTGGCGTTCGCGTAGATGCGAGCCATGTCGTCAATCAAAGCGCCAAGAACTTCGGGCGAGGTGAAGTCCATCGACTCTTCGGACAGGTTGACATATCCGCCGTACAAGGCCTTGGTGATCTGAATGTCGTCCACGACAAAAGTGCCTTGATCAAGTGCGACGAGTTCGCCGTTTGATGCGCCGATAGTCGTGTGTGTGGTGACTTTCGGTCGAATAAACACCTTGCCGGATGCTGGCATCAAGCGGACACCCATTGCCGTAATAAGAGGCCTGTAGTTAGCCACGAAATTATTGTAGATAGGAGACACGATCGGCACTGGCAAGAGGCCGGGTGCATCAGTTGAGGTCACATTCGGAGCGGCTGCAGCGATGCGAGAGTTGAACTCTGCGAACTCGCTTCCGCCAGCGATGAACTTGACCATGTATTCCGCAATAGTGGGAAGCTTGAACTCGCGCTTCGCTGCTGCGTACTGGATGGGTGCAGTGGGTACTGCTGCTTCGATTGCTTCTGACATTTCATCCTCCTCGGATGGTTGGGTTGGGGTTGGTGTTTCTTCTTCGTCGGGTGCTTCCTCTTCGGGTGAAGAGGCAGCGACTGAGTAGACCTGAGCGTCGGCGTATGCCGGTGTCGTGACGACCGAGAGTTCAACGAACTTAGCCTCAGAGACCTCTAGCGTCCCGTCTGAGAGGCGCTTGAACTTGGTCGGCACTGCGCCAACGGAAACCGAATCTAGAGCGCCATCGGCGAGCAGTGCGAGAGCGTCGTCAGCTGCACGAGTGGCGCTTAACTTGGCGACGAACATCATTCCCTCGGCGGTTGATACTCGTTCGGTGACGCGTCCGATGACGCGCGTGTCGTCGTGATATTCCAGAAGCTTCGGCATCGGGCCATCTTCGGGAAGTGAGCCTTCAAGGAATACGACCGATTCTCCACCGGAGAGAGTCGCTTTGACATTCCACGGAACGGCGAGACCTGTGATCTGGCGTGATGGTTCGCCATCGGCGGAAGCGTCAAGTGTGATCTGTTGAGCAGTAAGTCGAATCATGAAGCGGTCTCCTGGGGTGTGCGCGATGAGGCTGGTTCTTCAACACTGATCTCGGTGCGATTCATCTCAACATCTGCTATCAGATCTTCGGTGTCAAATTCAACGAACCTATTACGAGGCAGGATGTCTGTTCCGCTGAGCGTCTCCTGAATACAGTCCATGTACAGCTTCGCGCCGAGCAGATAGAGATCTTGCTTGGCCTGTGTCGCGTTGGAATAATTGTAGCCAGAAATTCCGATTCCTAAAAGGTACGCAGGGACTCCGATTGCTCGAGACAGTTCGAGTGCGCTGAAGTTGCGAGCTTCAATGAGCTGGAGGCGACTAGGGTCGGTGTCGAATTGCTCATATTTTACAGCCGAATTTAAGGCCCCAACAGCGTTAACGCGTCGCGCGTTTGACCATGCTGCAGCGAGCTCACCGAGTGATTCAGCGTCAAGAGGTTCAGAGCTGTCGGTCTGCTGTAAGTATCCAGCGACGATCTCATTTGAGGCGAAGCGTTCAGCGGAGCGATCAAGTTTGATGGCGGTCTCTAGGACTCGGCGACCTGTCCAGAGGAAGCCTTGAACGGGTGCGAGGAATTGGATGACATCTTGTGTCGGAATGTTGATCCCGTTGAATGTGATGCTGTTGGATTTTCCGAAGAACTGTGGGCCGGGCTGATCCAATGTGTCAACCATCTCGCAGGGCATCCACTGGAAAGCGAGAGGCCGTCCAGTGGCAGAGCTGCGTGAAGTCACATAGAGGAACGCGCGTCCGCGCATCATGAGATCCATGCACAGATTCGACATGACGAAGTTACGCGTCAAGGTTGGATCTGGAGTGTCCATCCATGATTCGTTCTCAAGATAGATCTTCTCGTACCGTTCGCCGTTGAACTGTGTCGTGTAATGGCGAAGAGGAAGTGAGCCCACGAGAGAGATGATCATCTGTGTCGCTCGTGAAACTGTCGGAACGGACAGAGCCAATTCGGAAGCGGCCCCGACGGTGTAACTCCAAAATTGACCCAGCCCGCTCTGAGAGGCGCTACCTGCTGCAGCTTGAAGCGGTGCGTGTGCGAACGCGGGGGTCGCGTCTTGCTTCTTACTTCCGAAGAGTGCCATCGCTTGCGAGTCTCTCAAACTTGCAAGCGCGTGTCCACTAGGGTCAGCCGAAAGCCATCTGAGGTTTCGCTGATGCTCTCGGTCGTGATGTGAGCATGATTCCCCACACTGAACATCGGGCGAGCTCTATCGGGCCGGGTGACTTTTGCGAGCTGAGCACGATCGCTCCGCCAGTCTTGACTGCTACTGCTCGAGCGAAGTGTTCGGACAGTGCAAGGTCGCCAGTGTGGCGAACACGATCTTCCACGATCATCGCACGAGCTGCACCTGTCCACTTGATCAGTTCCGCATAGCCGACGATCGTCATCCGCCGGCGAAGATCTGGAGGGCAGTGGATCTCAAGCGATGGAGTACACGCGAGCTTTACGGATGGGTCTGACATTCGAGTCACGACTTCGGCCCACATCTGCTGGGCGGATTCCACGACGAACTCGGTCGTCACGATGACGCGCGTTCCGTCGTACGCGCAACCGATCCCGACATAGCGTGACTCGTCAACGGATGAGTCAATGACGAGCCACTGGATCGGAGGCATCGGATCTACGCTCTTGCGGTCGTTCCACAGGTTGATCGGGAGATAGGAGTTGGTGCTGTCAACCCACAGATTCAAGTGGCCTCGGATGAACGCTTGACGATTCGGCGAATCAAACGCAAGCTCAAGCGCCTTCATCGTGATCGTTGTACCGAGTGCAGGATTCGCCCATCCCCAATACTGCCGATCCTCCAAACTCACTCCGGGCGGAAGTGACCATTCCGCAAAGTACAGGGAGCCAGTTCGGCCCGAGTCAATCGCTGCCATCCCTTGCTCTCGAAGCTGTAAGAGCACTGTGGAGCCTTGGTCGCCGGCGGTACTGAACATCATCATCATCGGATTCTTCACCGCGATCTGTGAGGGCCGTAAAGCTGTGAATACGACCTCAGGACTGATGTCCCAGAGCTCGTCCACAAGAATCACCGAGGCTGTCATTCCGTGAGCGTGAACCGATGCAGCGACGACTGAGATGGATGATCCGTCTGGGAAGTTGATCCGCTCGTCACCGTTCAGCAGACGAACTTTGCACTCAACCTTTTGGTCAAGGTCGCGCACCAAGTCACGAAAGAGAGCCATGCTTCGACGCTTCTGGTTGGCGACAATGACGATCGTCTGAGGCTCCTTCCGGATCGCTGCATACTCAGTTGCCATGTAGCCGGCGACAGCACGCATCACCAAGCTCTTGCCGTTCTGACGGGCCGTAGAGATACACGCTTCACGAAAGATGAAGTCACCGTTCTCGTCCAGACTCAGAGCATTATTTACGACGCGCTTCTGCCACTCCATCAGATCAATGTTGAGCACGCGCTTAGCCCACAAGGTTAGGGCAGGGCCGAAACTCTCGCCGGCATTGACGGGCGTGACCAGTCTCGGCTCGATCCTGCCCGATGTTGGAATATCCGACTCCGATCCGCTTAGTCCCTGCTGGTTCTGGCTGGTTGAGGGGATTTCCGAGTAGGGGCTCGGGGTAGAGGTTTTGACAA